GGTCGCACCAATCAGACCGAGTGGTTCATCCCGACCGCGAACGGCAAAGAGGAACTGGTGGCCTTCGGCATGAAGCCGGATGATCTCGATCCCGCTGCCTTCCAGGGCATCCATGCCCGGTACGTCTTAGTGATCTTTGACGAAGCGGGAGGCATCGCCAGTCAGGCACTCTGGGAAGCGGCAGATTCCCTGTGTGCGAATGATGACTCGCGCTTTCTCGCGATCGGGAACCCCGACGCTCCCGAAACCGAATTTCATTCCATTTGCAAACCCGGCTCCGGATGGAAGGTGATTCCCATCTCCGCCTACGACACGCCGAACTTTACCGGAGAAACCGTACCTGATAAACTGAAACATCTCCTCGTCGGCAAACTGTGGGTGGAGGAGAAACGGCGCAAGTGGGGCGAGTCGAATCCGTTCTGGATCTCAAAGGTCCTCGGACAATTCCCTGACACCACCATCGATGGCCTCATTCCCATCAAGTGGGTGCTGGCTGCTCAACGCGCCGAGCTCGTTCCTTCCACGCCCAACGAGCTCAGCCTGGACGTCGGTGGCGGGACCAACAACAGTACCTATTGCGAGCGCCAGGGACCACGTTATCGCATCATCCGCCGCGATCAGAATCCCGATACCATGGAGACCTGCGGCCAATTGCTCGCCTTCATCAACCAACGAAAGAAAACCGATGCTACCAAAGCCTACACACGGGTGAAGGTGGACGAGATCGGCATTGGACGCGGTGTAGTGAATCGCGCCCAGGAACAGAAGTACCACGTAGTTATCGGCGTCAATGTCAGCCGACCCGCGAAAGACAAAGAGCACTTCGAGAACATTCGCGCGGAAGGCTACTGGGAACTCCGCGAACTGTTTCAATCCCATCTCATCGACATTGACGAACACGACGATGACCTGGCGGCGCAGTTGGTCGATCTCCGGTACAAGCGCAACAGCCGGGGGAAGATCCAAATGGAATCGAAAGATGACATCAAGGCCAGAGGACGCCCCTCGCCGGATGATGCCGATGCGATGATGCTCGCCTCGCTGTCGCATACCGGCACCTTCGGAGAAGTGCGCGTCCGTGAAGCGGCCTGGGGATAATCTATATGAAGGAGGTGAGGCTGTATGCGGTAACTCATTCATGGACGGAGCCTGCACTGAATCAGAAGATGAGCCGGTTGTCCACATCCCGCAGGCTCCGTTTCCTACCCAGAGAGAGGAGCAGATGCCATTCAAGATTTCGGCGTACATCGGAGCCGCGAATAGTTTCGTGGCAGAAGGGGAGACCTTCGAACCCGCGTTCGCTACCGCCTTTACCAACTGGATCAATAAGGTCCCGTTCGAACCAGGCGATGCGGCCGCAGTGGTTCGGCTGCTTGGTGATGCCAGTAAGATTGAAGCGGTCGCCGCTGACATCAAAGCCAAGGCTGCACAACTCGACCAGACCGCACCCACGACGTAGCGTAGGCGCACTTCCGCGCATGTAGAGGAGAAGAGACCATGACCGATCTCAATCAGGCACTGCAGAAGGTGGACGACGCCACCAACACCCTCGCCGCCAATCAGGGCGTACTCAGCGCAGCACTCGATGCGGCCAGCACCCGCATTGCGGCGTTGATCACGACGCTCAGCACCAGCATGACGGCGGCCCAGGTCGAAGCGGCGAAGGCCGTGCTGGACACCGAGACCAATCGCATCGATGGCGTGGCGGCGGCACTTACCGCGTCCGCGACCGTACTCAACGGTCTCGCAGCGGCACCGGCGGATCCGGTTCCGGTCGATCCGGTTCCGGTCGATCCCGGCCTGCCGGCTGATCCAGCACCACCGGTCGTCCCAAACTAGATCGTCGCGTCGGTTGCGTGGGGATCCTCTTTCGCACCGTTTTGGGGAGAGGATCCCCGTTTTAGCGGGGAACGTACTATGGATATTGGCTCGCACTGCAACGTCGTCGAGTACGTGAGTCGGAACACACCGTCTGGTCCCGCACTCACGCTCTCGTTGGAAGTGACCACGGCCACCGTGCCGACACTCTCATCCGCCTTCGAGGTCACCTACAACGGGGTGCGTCTCGATGAAATCCTCTTGGCCATCGTGACGCAAGTCCGAGCCGCTCCACCGCCGGCGGATGCCACCGCAGCCGCACTGCTCTTACGTACCGCGACGATCGGTCAACTCCAGGCCGCACTACTCGCGGATGGAAAGATTCCTCCGGCATGACAGAAGTTTGTACGACGTTTGACACGACGGAGTCGAGCCTCCAGACTCGGCTCCGTCCGTTTTCAGAAAGGATATAGCAATGGCTCGCGCACGTGCCCGTGTAATGCAGTTTCCGGTGACGTTGTATCACAAGGACAACGGGACACCGGAGTTCGTGGCGGATGCTCGACACTCCCAGTACACTACCTACCCGATCGTCGTGCAGGATCAAGAAGCATTCGACCGTCTCGGACCCGGCTGGCACGAAGATCCGATTGCGGCAGCGGATTGGAAATCGGATGCGGATGTGGCAGAGTCTTCGGATGAACCGGAAGCCGAAGAAGACTTTGTCGATGACGAACCGGAACAAACCGAAGACGACGAACAACCGGAAGCACCGAAGAAGCGGAAACTACCGACGACACGGAAGAAGTAACCGCGAGAGGATGGCATGCCCGTTGATACGAAACGCAAAGACTTCGTAGAGATGGAAGACAAGTGGCGACGCTTGCGCGACTGCTACGAAGGTCGGGATGCGGTATTGAAAGCCGGAGAGAAATACGTTCCGTCACTGCCTGCGAAAGACGCGGTGGAAAACGAAGCGTACCGGAAGCGTGGCAGCTTCTACAATGCCGTCCAGCGTACCACCAACGGAATGACCGGTGCGGTCTTTCAGGAAGCACCGGAAGTCGAATTCCCCGAATCCATCAAGACCTACCTTGACGACGTGACTCTGACGAACATCCCGTTTGAGATGTTCGCCCAGGAAGCCGGTCGTGAGGTAGTCTTGATGTCGCGGTACGGGGTGATGGTGGACATGCCGGCACCGCCACCAGAGGGGACCGTAGCTACCGATGTGCGTCCCTACTTGGTCGGCTACAAAGCGGAGGACGTCATCAACTGGCGGACCGAACGCGTCGGTGGCCGGCAGGTACTCACCTATCTCGTGCTGCGAGAAATGATTGAGTACGTGGATCCCAGGGATCCGTTTGTCTGTCTCACGCTGTGTCAGTACCGCGTCATCACGTTGGTGAACGGTGTCTGTGCGGTGCAGTTGTATCGAGAGAAATCACCGGGAGAGAAGGAATACCTACCGTACGGCGGTGTAGTGATTCTGACTCGACGCGGCGTCGCACTCAATTTCATTCCTTTCATTTTCATTTGTGCGAAGAACGCGACGCCCGATCTCGAGACGCCACCCCTCATCGACCTGGCGGACGTAAATCTCGGTCACTGGCGGAACTCGGTGGACTACGAGTACGGACTACATCTCGTGGCACTCCCAACGCCGTGGGTCTCTGGTGCGAAGAATGCCGGTGACGGTTCCGCACCGATGAAGATCGGACCCAGTGTGGTCTGGGAACTCGATATTCAAGGTTCGGCGGGGATGTTGGAGTTTCAAGGTGCTGGACTCGCCGCCATCGTCACGTCGATGGAAGAGAAGAAAAAACAGATGGCCGTGCTCGGCGGTCGTTTGCTAGAGGATCCCAGTTCAGTACAAGAGACCGCTTCAGCCGTACGCATGCGTCACGCCAGCGAGCATGCCTCCCTTCGCATGATCACGCAATCCTTGGAAGTCGGACTCACGTTGGTGCTTCAGATCCTGGTCTGGTGGGACGGGACATTGGCCAGACCGTTGGATGCCGAAGTCAGCGTGGAGTTGAACAAGGACTTCCTCAACGTGAAAGCCACCGCGCAAGAAGTCACGGCGGCACTCCAGGCGTTGCAAGCCGGGAAGATTTCGTTCGATACCTGGTACAACTTCTTGACGACCGGGGATTGGACGCGTGAGGACGTAGACGCGGATGCGGAGGAGAAAGAAATCGAAGCGGAGAAACCGCCGGAACCGAAACCCGCACCTCCGCCTGGACCAGTACGGAAAACGGTACTGGGTCCGGACGGGAAACTGAAATATCAAATCACGGAGGAGCAGACGCCTCCTGCTGCGGCATGATCAAACGTGTCGGACCCGGAAAGTACGTCGTGATGAGTGCGGACGGCACCAAGAAACTGTCGAAGCCGCTCTCGAGAAAAGGTGCAGAGCGTAGGCTCGCACAAGTGGAATACTTCAAGCACAAGGACAACAAGTGATCGCTCCAGGTACCGCCATTTCGTTCTATTACGATCTCGCGCGATCATTTTTTCAACCGACCGACGAGTACCGTATCGCGTTGTACTCCGACAAAGCGAATCTCTCGCCGATGACGGATGCGTACATTACGAACGGTGAAGTGATCGGTGCACCCGGCTATACCGCTGGAGGACAAGTGCTCACCGGTATGACGGTGGTCATGGACGGGCCAGTGGCCGTCATCGACTGGGCGGATGCGTTGTGGCCGAATTCCACGATCGTGGCCAGAGGCGCACTCATCTTCAATGCCACACGCAACCGTGCAGTGGTCATCCTAGATTTCGGTCCCAGTCCCGCAGGAGATCCACGCGGCTACTCAAGTACCAACGGAAACTTTTTGGTTCCATTCCCGGAACCGAATGCAGCAACCGGACTCGTCCGGATTGGAGGCTAGTGTGGATCAACCGGAAAAATCGGCAGTGGCAGGGCAGTCGTTAGTTATTCCTCAGGACGCCCAGTTGGCGATCCTCGTAATCCTTACTGCCGGTGGACAGGTGTCCGTGGCGGGGACGATCGACAGCAAGGTCGCCGCACTCGGATTGCTCGAAGTTGCGAAGGGAGCGATCTCTCAGCACGTGGACGAACTCGCGAAAGGCAAGCAGATCATCGCTCCATCTCCCGGTCTGTCGCATCTGTTGAAGTTCGGCAACGGTCGGAGCTAGCATGGCGCAAGAGTCTGTCGTCCAAGTCGCTCCGGACTCTACCGGCAAGAAGATCCGGAACATTCAACTGGACGTGGTCCAGCCGGACGGCAGTATCGCGTCGGTACAAATGCAAGTAGTTGTGGTTGCTGATCAGAACGGGAATCTTACTGCACTGAGTCAGGTGCAGGGATTCGCGTTGTTGCCGACCAGTGACCAACAACTACTTGAGCAGGTTACGCAAATGAACGATAAACTCGGGAAGATGCTTGAGATGTTGGCTCTCGAATTCGAGCAGTCAACGGAGGATTTCGATGGCCAAGATTAACATTCTCGGGTTCGTTCGAGGACTGCTTGTACCAAACTGGCCTGAAGGTGCAGATAGTCCGATGTGTATTAACAACCGGGGTGACGTGTCGGTGGTGCAGTCCTTACCTCCGGCGGCAGAACTCGTGCGACTGGGACAGAGTTATTTTTCTCTCGGGACCGCCGTCGCACCGGTGGCTGCGTTGCCGACCACGACCGCGCATCTTTCTCTTTGGAACGGTGAAGCACAAGGTGGTAAATGCTACGTCATTGATGCGATCGGTACTATGCTCAATGCATCCGCCGGTGCCGCCATCAACCTTGGTCTTGCCGTTCAACTCAATACCACCAATCCGATTGCGAATCCAGCGGGAGCGGTGGCAATCAAATCCTTGTCGGGTAAAGCAAACTACGGTGGCAAAGGCAACTCGAAAGCCTCAGTCACCGTCACCAACGATTCGGCGTGGCATGAAGTCGGTACGCAGCTGATATGCGCCAACACCGCCAACATTACGTTGAGTGTCGAATTCAACGTATACGGCCGGTACATCGTACCGCCGCAGGGTATGTTCTCACTCGCGTCGTTGTGCAACGCGGCAGGTACCGCGACGGCATTTCCGATCGTTTTCTGGCATGAAGTGCAGTTGGCTCTTGGCTAGATCTGGACTCGCACGCGGCTTCGTTCGAGGTTTCCTACCGCAGGATTACGGTGGGGGATCTCGAGCTACGCGCTATCGGGAACGTCCTCACATCAACTCATTGGGTAATGTGTGCATTGCTCAGGCCATGCCGGAGTCCGCTGAGATTGTTCGACTTGGGAATTCGTGGATGGCTTCCGGGGTCGCAGGCGTACCGTTGTTATTTTTTCCACCGAGTGGTGTGGATTCGATTCTTCTGAAAATGTGGAACATCGGTCCT